TCTATGGGCTGGACTTTGGATTCACCATTGACCCAACGGCTCTTGTGAAGTGTGTTATACTTAAAGATGAGTTATATGCGAAAGAGTTATTATATGCAACTAACTTAACAAACAGCGATATAGCTCACAGAATGGAAGAGGCAGGAATTAGAAAACATTACGATGAAATATTCGCTGACTCGGCGGAGCCTAAGTCAATTGAGGAAATATACAGATATGGGTTTAACATTAAGGGATGCGAAAAAGGCCCGGGTAGTGTAGAATATGGGCATCAAAAAATAAGACAATTTAAGTTATTCGTAACGAAGGACAGCTTGAATTTGATTAAAGAATTAAGGAATTTCCGGTATATACCGGATAAAGACGGGAAATTGACAGACAAGACCACGCATGAGTTTAGCCACCTCTTGGATGCGGTTAGATATGCCGTACTGGGTAAATTGGATATAAAGACGAAGCCCTTGATAATTTCCATTGCAGGGGGTAATGATGTTTGATAATTTCAGAAAGAAGATATCGGATGTTCTAACTCCGAAAAGAGAGATACGTTTCATTGGTACGCAGACCCCCGGGGTACCGGTTTACACCGACATGACGGTTCAGAAAGCGACCAGGGAAGGATACAAAATCTCGGTCTATGTTTATCGGGCTGTAAGGACGATCGTTCAAGCGGCCTCGGCCATTCCCTGGGTAGTCATTAAAGACGGTGAGATCATAGATCATCCGCTATCTCAAGTGATCGCTAATCCGAATAAGGAATTTTCCGGCCAGGATCTCATGGAATACACAATTGCTTATCTTGAATTAGTCGGGAACGCTTTATGGCAGCCGATTGTCGTTGGTGGCAGAGTCCGTGAAATATGGCCAGTATTGCCTGACGTGGTGCAGCCTATTCCATCTGACATCCCCGGCGAATGGATGAAGGGCTGGCAGGTGAACAATAACGGTCGATTGGAAATACTTCCTTCCGAAACGTTTATTCATTTTCAGCAGATAAACCCTGGCAATCCTTACTGGGGTATTTCCCCTTTGATGGCAGCAGCTCGAACGATTGATACAGATAATGAAGCACAGGATACGCAAAAGGTTAGTATGCAGAATAGGGGTGTCGCAGACGGGGCGTTTATTCACGAGTCGCCGTTAACCCAAGAACAATTCGAGGAAGCGAGGCGTCAGATAAGAGAAAACTTTCTTGCTCGAAGCCACAGACGAGAACCTTGGATACTTGGGGCTGGAACTAAATGGCAACCGATGAGCATAACTCCGGTGGAAATGGACTTCATCGCCTCAAGGATACAGAACAAACGTGACATCGCAGCGGCGTTTGGAATTTCCCCGATCTTCCTCGGCGATCTGGAACAAAGTTCTTATGATAACATGCAGCAGGCCAGAAAGAGTTTATATGAAGATGTGGTCATTCCGCTATTAGATGATCTGCGGTCAACACTCAATTTAAAACTAGTCCCCATGTACGGGGATATTTATCTAACATACGATCTCTCTAACGTTGCTGCTTTGAGAGAAGACTACGGCAAGAAAGTAGAACAGGCGAGCCGTCTCTGGGGTATGGGCGTGCCGTTTGAGCAAATCAACTCTAAACTAGAGATGGGCTTTGAAGAGTTTCCAGGGTGGAATGTAGGTTACTTACCATTGACATTACTACCGACTGGATCATCTTCCTCAGAGAAGCAATTTAAGGCTTTTGAAACAGAAGATGCTAAAGTTCAGTATTGGAAACGTCTGGATAGAAGGCGGATCGGTTGGTGGGGAGCTGTAGAGAAGAAGATTTTGCCGTTATTTGAAAATGAAAGAGACGAAGTGCTTAAATCTGTTAAAAGTGGCGACTTGATGGCAGCGGCTGATAATGCTATAACAAGACAGAAAGATAAATGGCTAGAGACGATGACTGCGGTGATTACAGCTATCGTAGAAGATTTCGGAAATGATATCGCTCAGGATTTGGGAGGCGAACGAAAATGGCGGTTTGATCCGTTTAAGCCGGCGGCGATGCGGTGGATCAAAACCCACGCAGCAGACAGCGTAACGACCATTCTCGCTACCAATAAGAACGACGTTAAGAATATAATACTGCGTGGGATGAGCGATAATTTGCCTACGCCAGATATAGCCGATCAGATTAGGAAGTTTTATACAGATCGCAGCGAATACAAAGCAATGCGCATAGCTCGAACTGAAGTGGCTGCGGCTTCAGGATACGGAAGCCTCGAAGCGGCTAGACAGTCAGGAATAGTGGAGAAAAAGAAATGGCTCAGCTCCAGGGACGATAGGGTTCGTGATAGCCACCAGATGATCGACGGAGAAGAAGTTCCTCTTGATGGTGTATTTAGTAACGGATGCGAAGCCCCTGGGGTAGGTGGCGATCCTGCTGAAACGATCCAGTGCCGGTGTGTGTTACAATTTGTTAGTAGGAGGACGTAAATGGAACGTAAGACAATAACCTTTTCGGTTAAGCAACTTGATGAGGATGCTGGCGTATTTGAAGGTTATGCCTCAACTTTTAGCCAATACCCAGATGCTTACGGAGATATCGTTGACCCTGGAGCGTTTGCTAAAACCTTAAAAGAAGGTGGCAAGAGAGTTAAAATTCTCTGGAACCACAACGTGCAAGAACCGATCGGTAAACCCCTGGAGATGCGAGAGGACGAAAACGGTTTGTATATCAAGGGGAAACTATCTCTAGGGGTTCAAAGAGCGAGGGAAGTTTTATCCTTGATGAAAGACGGTGTGATCAACGAAATGTCCATTGGATATGATGCAGTGAAGGAAAGTTTTAAGGATGGCATAAGGCATTTGAAGGAAGTCAAGCTGTGGGACGTCTCACCAGTTACGTTCGCCGCCAACCCTGAGGCGGTCGTTCTTTCGGTTAAGGGAGCTACAACCTTTGACGACCTCCCTCTAGCAGACCGAGAACGAGAGTGGGATGCTGCGATGGCTGAACGGAGAGTGCGGGCTTGGGCTGGTGGAGAAAACATAAACTGGGATAAGTACCGCCGGGCGTTCTTCTGGTATGATGAGGATAACCCCGAGCTGTTTGGCAGTTACAAATTAGGTTTTGCCGATGTAATCAATGGGAGGTTGACTGCTATACCTAGAGGGATATTCGCTGCCGCCGGGGCCATGAGGGGAGCTAGAGGCGGTGTGCAAATACCTGCCAAAGATAAACAGGGCGTGATAAACCACATCAATCGCTACTACGAGAAGATGGCGGTGGAAAGCCCGTTTAAGGCAGATGATATAATGGATAAAGGAGACAATATGAATATGGCAGATGAATTAAAATACGGACGGGTATTAAGCTCGGCCGCACTCGAAAAAATTAAAGCAGCACTAGAGGCATTGCAGGCACTTTTGGAGCAAGCGGAAAGAGAAGCTGAGCCGGATACCACTCAGCCCTCTAAAGCTAATCCGGAAGCCGCTGAAATAGATGAACTGCTTAAAACATTAAGGGATGATGGGTGGGCTTCTGAAGTGAAAGAGGCAGAAGCGAAAATAGAAAACATCTTAAAAAAAATAAGGGGGTAAACAATGGAAGTAAAAGAATTGACCAACAAAATCCAGGAAGCTGTAGATGAGCTTCACAAAGCGGTCGAACGGCAGGACGCCGAGATTAAGAAATTCGGTGAACCCCTGGCTGAGACTAAAAACATGATCGATAAGATCAACAACAGGATCGATGAGCTGGAAGTTAAACTCCAGAGAAGCAGCGTTCCGACTTCTAAACTAGAGGAGAAGCCCCAGAAGGCAGCGTTCTATAAGTTCGTCCGCCATGGTGAGCAGGCCCTAACTCCAGAAGAGAGAAAAGCTCTAGTCGAGGACGCTACCGGGCAGTATCTCATCGAGCCCGAGCTTGATGCCGAGATCGTGAGGCAGCTACCTAACGTTACCGTAGTTAGACAGCTAGCCACTGTTAGAACGATCGGCAAGGATCGAATTAAGATAAAGAGCATTGGTGGCGTAACCGTTGGCTGGGGCAAACTCGAGACTGGAACTGAAATAACTGAGTCTACTCTAACCCCTGGCGTGCCGACCTACCAGTATGTGGAAGACCTCTACGGGCTTACCAAGATTGGCGAAGACGAACTTATGGACTCCGATATCAATCTCGAAGCAATCCTAGCTGAAGAATTTGCCCGTGCGCTTGGAGAGGAAGAAGATAAGCAGTTCATTCTTGGTAGAGGACACACGTATAACGAACCGGAGGGCATTACTAAAAATGCTACCCTGATAGCGGCAACTGTGACGACAGCGGCAGCGGGCGCGGTGACTGTAGAAAAGTTTATGGACATGGTCTATGCCTGCCCGACCCAGTTTAGGAAGAATGGTGTGTTTATCATGAACTCCGCCACTGAACTGGCGTTGCGCAAACTGCGAGGAGATGGTGGAGGCGGGGCTGGTACTGGAGACTTTCTGTGGCAGCCGAGCGTTCAGGCGGGGACACCGAATACTTTCCTGGGCTATCCGATCTATACTCAGGATGATATGAAGACCCTCACAGATACCGCATCGGTGATAGCAATCTTCGGTGATATAAAATCTGGATATAGGATTATCGACCGTGTAGGAATGACCGTTCAGAGGCTGACAGAACTCTACGCCGAAGCAGGCTTAATCGGGTTCAAAATTCACAAGAGGGTAACTGGTGGCGTTATGAGAGCCAGCCAGAAACCAATCGTGCTATTAACTGAGTACGCCTAGTAATAGGTGAAGCGAATAAATAACATAGGAGGATAAAATAAAATGGGACATAATGTAAGAAGCTACGATCCTGCAACTGGGAACGATGTAGATATCATCGGCGGGAAATTAGTAATTAAAGATGGTGGCGAAATAGACATTCAGAGCGGTGGTACGGCCGGTGATATACTCACGGGCGTCACTGAAGTCACCTTTACTGAAACTGCTGGAGCGGGAGTGTGGACTGGCTCAGTTACCGTACCTGCGGGGGCAACTTTGGTAGATATTATTGTTAATGCTGTTGCCCTTTGGGATAGCGAAACCAGTGCTACAATGAAAGTTGGTGATGTAGCTGATGACGACGGGTTTTTCACGGGGATAGACTTGAAGGCGACTGATCTGTTAGCTGGTGAGTCTGTCAGTTTCAGTTTTAATGGCGGGAAGCAAGGTGCTTATTTAAATACGACTGGGCATGTGAAGAACCGCTACTCAGCTACGGAGAGAACTATTAGTGGAACTATAACTAAAGTTGGAAGCACTGGTACTGCTGGACGAACTCGTATGATCGTTCTTTATGCTAAACCAACGGTAGTAAAAGCAGCGGAAAAGGTGTAACCTAACCATGGCGGGGGCGGCCAGAGTTACCCTTTTGCTCAGCTGCCTCCGCTTAAGGAGATAAAATGCGTGTCAGAATTTTAAAGCCCATTGCAACTGCCTTTGGAACTTTCCAAGCGGGAGAAGTAAAGGAAATACCAAACGACATTGCTAAAAGCTGGCTTAAAAAAGGCTTGGCTATGAAAGAGAAAAGTTTAGACGGAGGTAAGGAGATAAAAAATGAATAAAGTAGAACAGGCAAAATGGCACTGCAGTACAGTACTGAAGAA